CAGTAACGCGTAGATAACTTAAGTAGGGGACAATGACAACGATTATCGGATTGCAGCACGACGACAAGTGCTTAATTGTATCTGATAGTCGTGTTAGTGCGGGTGGTAAAGTTTATACCCACCCTAGCATGGTCAAAGTAGTTGAACGTGGAAGTTACATTATCGGCGGCGCTGGTGATTACCGCGCTTTACAGGTAGTGCTTCATGGATGGACACCTCCGTTAGTTACGGTAAAGGCTAAGGCAAACTTATATGAGTTTGCAATCAACAAAGTAATACCATCACTTAAAGTAGCACTCACCGAATCAGGTGTGGAGTTCAATAAAACATCAAATGATGATGATAAATTTGAACTTAACTTGTTACTAGCAATTAATGGAACTATTTTTGAAGTAGATTCCGACTTTGCAGTTGGTATGAATAACACAGGATTTTATGGCATCGGTTCTGGTGGAGATTTTGCAGTAGGTGCTCTACACGCAGGAACTACAATGCTAGATGCAATGCGAATTGCAGCACTTAATAACAACGAGACGGCTCCGCCGTTTCATATATTTGAACAATTTACTAAGTAGGAGGAATAATGGTCAGTGGAGGAATGCGCCCAAATGCGCCACAGAACAATCCTGCTAACGTTAACGCACTAGGTGGTAATGGTCAGAGCGGAAATGGAACACAGGCTCCCAAGTACATTCCTGGTATGGGTTATGGGCAGGGACAGGCTACAATGCGCCAGCAAGAAGGCGCTCCAATGGCAGGACCAACACCTACACCAAAGGCTGCTACACCAAAAGTAGAACGTACTATGCCTATGGTAGAAGCACGTCCATTGACTGCACCATCTGATTTCCCAGAAGAGAACATCACAACAGGTGCTCCAATTGGCAGCACACCAGGACCAGAAACACTAGCACTTCCAAAAGAAGAAGTAGTTGTTAACGACCCTGATTTAGATTTAGTACGCGAGTATTTTCCAATCATCGAACTATGGGCAGAGCAGGTAGATACTTCACAGGGTACTAAGGATTATGTAAATTACCTTAGGACCATTCTATGAATTTATGGGAATACATTGGCAATCTTCAAAAGGACATGGGCAACAATGTCAATACTGATGCTGTCCCAGCAAAGAATGGCCGCATTCCTTTTGGTGTAAGCCTAGATACTGCTAAGTCAATTCCAGCAAAGACTGGTAACACTGTCGTGCAAGCACGCTTTGCTCCAACTCGTAAGATTACAAATCAAGATGTTGAGAAATTGCGTGTTGCAACAATTGAAGGCGCTACTAAGGCTACAGAATTAGCAATGAAGTACACACCACTTGCAGTCATTCCTAAGATTGACGAAGCAACTGGTGGTAAACTTTCAAAGGCACTGATGGCTGGTGCAAAGAATGTACGTTCTAACTATGCTTTCGTCAGAGCAACAGCAGAAGATGATGCTGCAAAAGGATTTCTTGCTGGCTTAAATATTATTGCTAGCGGAGTTGCAGGAGCACTTGCTGGCGGAGCAGTTGGTCTAGCATTTGGTGGCGTTGGTGCTATCCCTGGAGCAATCGCTGGTTTCTCAATCGGTGCAGGTCTTGGCGGTAAAGCAGGACGCGAAGTATCAAAGTCTGGTACATTTGGCAAAAATGTAAAAGAAGATGCAATCTATGCTGAATCTGCAGTTGGTCAAGAACATTATAACTTTGGTAAAGATGTTGTAAAGCAAATAGCACGCATCAAGGGATTCAAAACACTTGGCGATACCAACATGGGTATCGGTGCAGTTACATCTGGTCTACTTAACTTTGGCTTTGAAGTTGGCGCTGACCCGTTACTAAAGGGAACTAGCGTTACTGGTAAGGCTGTAAAGAACGCACTAGTTGGCGGAGTTGTACCTAAGAGCCAGGGTTTAGTTGCAGATGCAATCGGCCGAGCAACTGGAATTCGTTCACTTGAACTAGCAGATAAACTTGAAATCGATATCGATACTATCAAGAAGACCGCTGCAGGCGAAGCAACAATTTATACGCCTCTATTTGATTTCTTAAAGAACAATGATGCTGCTACGATTCTAAATCATCCAACATTGAAGAATAATGACATGGGTAGCGTTGCTGCATCAGTACTTGCTGGCAAGTCAAACGAAGAAATTGGTCTTGTGCTACGCATTGGTCGTGGAGATAAGAGTGCAATTGATGAACTTGAGAGCAATCCTAACTATGCAGATACATATGCTGAGTTAAATCGCTACGAATCTGCCGTTTCTGCACTTGAACAAGATGGAATGATGTGGTTTCGTCACGAAAACAACCTTATGATGGTTGGTAGCAAGTATAAAGATGGCGCAGACCTTATTAAGGCTGAACTAGAAGTACTTCGCAAGAAGAAAGACTTCGTTGAGCGAGCCATTAGCCTTGATTCTTGGTTGCAGACAGATAGAACTGTCTCCCAATTTGCATGGGTTGAGCGTATGCGTGCAGACAAGGCGGTACGTGGTGCTGCTACAAAGATATCTGGCAAGACATACAACAATGAACTTATTGATGGTATCCGCCAAGAAACAGAGTTTGGTGATATCATCACATCTGTGTACAAGAACAATATGTTCTCCACACCAATTAGTTTCGTGAGCCGTCTTGTTGATGATGCTCCACATATGACTGTTAACTTTAACGAAGGTGTTCAGTCTGTTACCCGCGTACGCACAAGCCTACGCGATGCAGTAACTCGCAAGGTTATTGACGAAAAAGAAGCCCTACAAATTCTCAATGACTTTATTGCTGCACCTAATGAAGGTGTAAAGAATGAGATTATTGAGAACTACGCAAAGACCGTAATTCGCAATGCTGCTATTAACTATGGACACCATGAGGACATTGCAGAACTTGCTGTCAATACCTATATCAAGAACCATCGCCTAACCAAAAAAGAAGCAACACAGGCAAAAGAACAGAACCGTGCATACATGGTTGGCGAAGATGGAACTGCTATTTCTGACCCACAGTTAATTACTCAACTTGCTAACGGTGCTTATCTTCCAGATATTGCAATTATTGACAAAGCGTTCAAGGAGTTTGGAACACGCCCTGGTTCTATTACTAAGGCTGGACGTTCGACTATATATGGCGTAAAGACAGCACTTGATGAACTGCAAGCCATCTGGCGTGGTGGAACATTAGCACGTGGTGGTTTTACAGCCAATATTCTTCGTGATGCTAACTTTCGTGCATGGGCAGACACTTCAATGTTCTCCTTGTACTCACAACTTGGACTTAGCACCCTAGGTGCCGTAACTAATGGACTTAACACAGTTAAGAAAATTTCATCTTGGGAAAAGGATATCATCAGCCCTAAGCGCAATATGCGCAACATCCGTGAGGCTATCGATGAGAATGATAAAGTTCTAAAGAAGTTAGAAGGACGACTAGAACAAGAGGGTTTCTATAAGAAGCCTAAAAAGGGTGCAAAGCCTGTAGAAATTACACCAGCACTTCAACGTGTTATTGAGTCTCGAGATACAATCGCAGCAACTCTTGCAGAATTGCGTCGTCAAGAGAAGGCTATTGTTGATAATATCCCAACTCAGGTAATCAAGAAGGATAAGATTAGCGTATCTGGTTGGGAATTCCCAGCACCGCTTTCTGGTCAACTTGGTGAGATTAGCCGTCAGAAGTTAAACGGCAAAGAAGAAATTCGTGGTGCGCTCGCATCTGTTCGTGAACTAGAAATGGAATCTGTACGCCGTGGAAGTTACGGTGGCACGGTTTATCATGCTGCAGACAATGAAGCAGAGCATCTTGTAGCATGGACTGACATGCTTAATAACCACTTGCGTAACGACCCACTTGCGGTTAAGATTATGGAAGGCAACATGAGCAAGCCAGAGTTAATGAACTGGCTACAAGAAAACTCTCAGCGCTCTTACATTGACCGCTTTGGTCTAACTGTTGTCGAAAAAGGAAAACCTGCTCGTCGCCTACGTCGTGATGATGCAGAATACATTTATGACCGTGTTAACTTTGCCGTAAATAGCATCGCTGCTAATGAGCAAGTTCGCAAACTGGTTCTCAATAACCAATTGACAGCAGTTGAGTTAAAGAAACTGTACCCTGTAGTTGCAGAGCGTCCACCAGTATCTGGAGACGTTACAACTGCTGCACTAGGTAGAAGCAATATTGCACGTGGTTTAGTTAATACTCAAAAAGAGATAGTGCAGTGGCTTGCTACACAGCCAACATCACGCCTTAATTACAACCACTACTTTGCGGCAAAGTACTATGAGAAGTTAGAAACTCTAGTAATGAATGCTAACGAGCGTGGTGTTATTCCTGGTGCAAAGCAGAAGGTTCAATACGAAAAGATTGCTCGTTCTTATGCAATCAATGAGTATCGCAGCAAGATTAACGCGTTCTCAAAGGATATGAACTTTGCTGGACTAATGAACTATGTTATAGCCTTCTTCCCTGCGGTTGTAGAGCAGTTCAGGGCGTACGGACGCATTATGATAGATAACCCAGAGTTGCCTATCCGTCTTGCTTATGCAGCCCAGATTCCAGAATACATCGCAGATACACAAGAAGATGCCTATGGTAATAGATACATTGAGTACACTATGCCATACACAGGACTAAAGGCACGCTTTGGAGTTGAATGGTTTAACCCAATTAACCCAACATCTGGTTCTATCCTATCTGCTGGTCCACTAGCAACCACCACTGCTAACCTTTTTGCTAAGCAAACAGACTTTGCCGATAGTAAATTAGGTAGTTTCTTGCTACCATTTGGTGTATCAACCAACAATATGTCTGCTTATACTCCTAATACATGGAGAAAAGCATCTGAGTTATACAAAGCCTGGCGAGGCGATGGAGAACAGTTTAACAGAGATGTGAACATGATTTCCAAGCAGTACTTATTTGACTTTATTGAAGATAATGATAAGCAACCAAATCCTTCTCAGTTGAATCAGATTCAGATTCGTGCAGAAAAGGACGCATTAGCGTTATCTGTATTGAAGTTCGTATCATCATTAACACTGCCACAGCAGCCAAAGATGCGCACAGCAATCTCATTCTATCAGGATAGATTCAACGAAGCAATGAAGCAAGACCCAATTAATGGCGCAGAAGAGTTCATGAAGGATAATCCTGAGTACTTTATGCTTGCTGATAAGTTGGAGAACAACCTATCTGGTATTCGTGCAGACGAAACAGCGGTTGCTTTGCTACAGCGCAACAACATGGCAACAAGAGAAATAGTTACAAACGTTACAGACCTAAGCGCGTTAGGTGCAGTCTTTAATGATGACAACTATGCATTCTCAAGTGCAGCAGATGCTTACCTTCGCACACAGAAGATTCCTGGCTTGGACAGCAAGTACAAGGCTAGCGAAGCATCACTTCTTAATATGAAGTCAACTGTTGTTAACAAGGGTTGGACTGATTGGTTTAAGTTAATTCAGGTAGTTTCAACAGAGATGAAGAAGCCACCTTACAACCTAGACCCTGCACGTGGCTACGGAGACGTAGTTCTACAGCAGTACAAGGACGCTTTCATCGAGCAACAGAAGACCGAAAACCCTATGTGGTACGATGAGAAGATTAACAGTTCTGGTGGTGGCGACAAGGGTAGAATGGCTAGCGTTATCAAGGCCGTTACTATCGCTGCCAACACACCTGAGATGTGGAAAGACCTATCTCAGCAACCACGCTGGTCTGCTATTGTTGAATACATGAACTTCCGCTATCAGATTAACGATGAATTAAAGCGTCGAGATATCGGATACGATACTAAGTCAGCAATTGACCTACGTAATCAAGTCACACTAAAGGTGTGGGAGTTGCGTAATAAGGATGTAAAGTTCGGTCAGTTCTATGACAGATATTTTGATGGAGATGACTTTAGCGTTATCTTCGATTATACACCACCAAAGAGGAGCAAGTAATGGTTGACCCAATTATTGGTAGAAAGCCTACGCCATCAACAACTGCTACGCCGTCTCCTGCGCCCGTTCCTGCTGGTCTTGGTGTATCAATTGAGCAGGCTGCAAAGAATACTCAACTAAATATCAAGACACCTACAAGCGTGTCAGTAAATACAGTCAACTTTGTATCTAGCCTAACCAAGGCACAGATGAAGCAGATTATCCCATGGCTTGATAAGTTTGGTGCTAGCAAGACAGATATCTCAACTATTGGTAATGCTAAGAAGTTCTTACAGAATAACTTTAACACCTATGTTGAAAACGCTGGCAACAGTGTAACTAAACTAATCCAGTTATTTAAGGATGACTATGTTCCATCTGCAGACGATGCAGAAAAGATAAAGTCTAGCGGAGTTACACAGTATGTTACCAAGCAGTCTCCAGAACTTATTGCTAAAAATGTAGATAAGTTCTTGCTAAGCACAATTGGCAGCAAGAACATTAATCAAGAATCTCGCGATAAGATTATGGCCGAGATTAACAAGATGATTGAAACTGGCACCACAACAACTACCAAAAGAGACAAAACTGGCAAGGATACAATTACTCAGACTCCTGGTTTTAGTGAAGAGCGTCTTGGCGAAGTTGTCTCACGTGTTGCAAAAAAAGCAGAACCAGGCAAGTATGAACAACAGAAGCAACTAGACTTCTTCGACTTCATGCAACAGGCAGAACAAATGCGAGGTGGCAGATAGTGGCTGATTTATCAGGCTTTAGAGCAGCAGAGGCTGTATCTGCGGCTGACATAGCAGGAGATGCCGTTAAGGGAATGTCACCTGGCTCAGCATGGGTATTTAATGAGAAGACAAAGAAGTGGGAAAAGCCTGCTAAGCCAACTCAGGGTAACAAGACTTATACTTGGGATGACAATAATGGTTGGGTTGCTAGTGGTGTTGATACATCTGGACTAACAGCAAGCCTTGGCTTTGTTCTTTCTCGAGCACTTCTTGATGACCCTACATATGGTAAGGGTCCTGGAGGACTACAAGAGGTCTACGACCTATGGGCTGCTGGAGACCAAACCGCAGCACTTAATGCATACTTCCAGTCTAACTACTACCTAAAATTAGGTAAGACCGCTGCTTCACGTTTTGCATTAAGTAAGAATCAACCAGAAGTATACGCTGCTGACGAGGCTGCTTATATTTCTAATCAAAAGAATCGCCTATTCAAATTAGGTGTTCGAGTTGAAGATGCAGAACTTACTGACTTGCTAAAGAAAGCATATTCTGGTAATCTTACTGATACTCAATTAGATTCATCTATTGCATTATCAAATGATTTTGGTGGTAAGTTCGGCGGAACTATCCTTAGCCAAATCCAAGACTTCAAGAATACTGCCCGCTCATATGGATTATCATATACTGAGGCTAAGTACAACCAGTGGGGTGCTGACTTATTCGCAAATCGCATTACTGACTCAGAGGTTGAAGAATTAATCAAAACTGAATCAGCAAGTAAGTATCCAGCATTTGCAGACCAGATTATGAAGGGTGTAACTGTTGATGCATTAGCATCTGCTTACAAGTCATCTATGGCTACTCTTCTTGAGATTGATGCAGATTCTATTGGTTACGATGACCCAACTCTTAACAAGGCTTTACAATACATTGGTCCAGACGGCAAGCCAACAAGCAAGCCACTATGGCAGTTTGAATCAGACTTACGTTCTGACCCACGTTGGCAGTTTACAAATAATGCTAGAGACTCAATTGACTCTATGCAGTATAAGGTTATGAAGGATTGGGGATTGATGTAATGAGATACAATCCAAATGTAATGATGGTTGATGATGGTGGAAACACAGTACCTAACAACCCTACCTTAACTCCTGCTCAAGGACAAATTGCAGTTCGAAAGTTAACTTCTGGTCAGGCATTAACTGATGCAGAAAAGGCTTATTTAGGACTTCCAGTTTCTGTAGCGACAACAACACCTGTTGTACCAACTGAAACACCTGCAGAAGATACATCAGCAGCGGATGCTGCAAAGGCAGCAGCAGCACAGGCTGCAGCCGACAAAGCAGCAGCAGATGCCGCAGCAGCGGCAGCGCGAACTGCAGCAGAAGCAGCAGCAGCAAAGGCTGCACAAGAAGCAGCAGCACTAGCAGCAGCACAGGCTGCAGCAGCGCTAGCAGCGGCTAATGCAGGAACTAATGCATCTCTTAAGGCATTACAAGACCAGATTGCTGCATTGACAAAGCAACTTTCAGGCAATACTGCAGCGGATAAGGCAGCAGCAGATGCTGCTAAATACAATGAGCGCATGAGTGTTTACGCATCAATGGCGGACCGTTTTAATAAGTACGGTCTTACTGGACTTGCTAATAAGATTAAAGAACTTGCTATCCAAGGTGCAACAGAGGCAACAATTACTTTACAGTTGCAAGAGACACCAGAATACCAGCAACGATTTGCAGCAAACGCTGACCGCCTTAAGAAGGGCTTAGCAGTATTAACTCCTGCGGAGTATGTCAATGTTGAAGATTCATATCGTCAAGTACTACGTGCTTACGGATTAAAGCAGTTTGACAATGATGCATACGTGAGACAGTTTATTGCTAACGATATGTCACCAACAGAACTTTCCAACCGTGTTGTCACGGCAGTACAGCGTGTACAAAATGCAGACCCTGCTATTGTTAACCAACTCAAGCAATACTACGGTATCGGTGCAACCGATATGGTTGGCTATGTACTTGACCCAGAACAACAGTTCCAGAAGATTGAACGTCAGATTGCAGCATCAGAAATTGGTGTAGCAGCAGGTCGTCAGGGACTTACCGCTGGTGTGTCAGTTGCAGAGCAACTTGCAGCACAAGGTGTATCTCAAGCAGAAGCACAAAAGGGTTATGCGACTATCGCAGATATTCTTCCAACTGCAGAGAAACTATCCGACATCTATGGTACAACCTTAGAAGAGTATGGACAAGCCGAAGGCGAACAAGAAGTATTCAACCAACTTGCATCAGCACAGCGCAAGCGCCAGAAACTCACACAGCGTGAAATTGCAGCCTTTAGCGGCTCATCTGGTGCAGCAAAGACAAGCCTATCTACACCTAGCATAGGCCAATTCTAGAATCCTGAACGGACCTATCGGCCCCGTCAGAGTAATAGACCGAGAGTAGGAGCCAGCCAGTTTCCCCGAACTGAACTGAGGCCTGCGAACTACAACGAATAGAAGGGTGGGTTGCTATGAGCAACAACTACTGGGATGAAGAAGACGATGACCTCGATACCGAAAATGAGGCGCAATTGGACGGCAGTGACTTACTTAAAAAGTTACGTAAAGCCAAGCGTGCTGATGAAAAGCGTATCAAGGAACTTACTGAGCAACTTGAGGGATTTTCCAAGGCGCAGCGTGAGTCAACCGTTAAGGCTATCCTAGAACAAAAGGGTGTAAACCAGAAGGCAGCGCGTCTAGTCCTCAAGGACTTAGACGGTGATTTCTCAGAAGAAGCAGTTACAAACTGGCTCGACGAGAACGCTGACTTATTTGGCATTGAAGTCTCTCAGAGACCAGATAGTCAAAATCTCGCTACACTACGTCAGCAAGATGTAATGACACAGAATGCCGTTACACCAGACCGAGCACAGGACCTTGAGCAACGCATGAACAATGCAAGTTCTATGGAAGAACTCATGTCCTTAATGCAGAGTCAACAATAATATCCGTTCATAGTCAAGGAGACTAAAAAAAATGGCATACACAGATACCTCGTCCACCTCATTAGGTGGCACAGTTGGTGGTGCTGGTCTCGTACAGAAGGCATACGACCGCCTTCTCGAGTTCGCTCTCCGCTCAGAACCACTAATTCGTTCTGTCGCAGATAAGCGCCCAGCAAAGCAATCAATTCCTGGCTCAACCGTAGTTCTACAGAAGTACGTTGACCTTGATGCTAAGACATCAACACTAACCGAAACAGTTGACCCAGATGCAGTAGCGGTGTCAACACCAACACAGGTTACAGTAACACTAAATGAGTACGGTAACGCAGTTCTAGTAACTCGCGCATTGGAACTCTTCTCACTTGCAGATGTAGACCCAGCAATCGCTAACATGATTGCATTCAACTTGGCAGATTCTATCGACCAGGTTGCAATGACAACTCTACGCTCAGGTTCAAACAACATCTACGCAGGAAACGCAACATCAGTTGCAACTGTAGATGCTGCAGATACTCTAGACTCAGCAGACATCCGTAAGGCTGTTGCAAAGTTGCGTTCCAACAAGGCCAAGGGCCGTCGCGGAAATGCATACTGGGTTGGTATCCACCCACAAGTTTCACACGACCTTCGTGCAGAGACAGGCGACCTTGGATGGCGCTACCCACAGTCACAGTCTGCTTCTGAATCAAGCAAGATTTGGGCTGGAGAAATCGGTGAGTACGAAGGCGCATTCTTCGTAGAGTCACCACGTCTATACAACGCTAAGACTGGTGCAGACCAGACACCATTAGCAACTGCTCCTGCAGTTAGCGGAGTTTCTGGCGAGTTCACTATCGTAGTAGCAAATGCTGCTTTCGGTGGTCGTGCTGAGGTCGGAGATAAAATCTCTGGAACTAACGTAGGTACTGCTGCTAAGATTACAGCAATCTCAGTTGGTGCAACAAACACTACACTTACAGTTTCTGTTGCTAACTCAGGTACAGTTGGAACTAATACTCTAACAGTAACTCCAGTAACACGCGTATTCGATACAATCGTTGCAGGTTCACAAGCAATGGCAGAAGCCGTAGCAGAAGAACCACACGTAGTTATCGGTAACGTAACTGATAAGTTGATGCGTTTCCGCCCAATGGGTTGGTACGGCGTACTCGGCTTTGCAGTATACCGCGATGAGGCTCTTTACCGAATCACATCAGGTTCAGCAATCGCTGCTAACTAAGTAGTTAATTGACTGCTGGGCAGGGGAAACCCTGCCTGGTGGTGAGTCCACTAAAGGAGGAGTCATGACAGATTATATCTTCGAGACACCAACCGTCGACGAAGGATTTGAAGGAGTTCAGCGACTCTTTACATTCTACAAACTAGCACGTGGAATCACTATCATCAGGGTTGATGGGACTTACCGTCAGGTTCGTTACCCATACGATGGTGACTTAGATACATACCAAGAAGTTTATCTTGGTGGTAGCAAGTATACTGTAGATGATACAACAAAGGCAGCACTTATTGCTGGTGGCGTTGGTGTAACGGAAGCAAACTTTACAGCAGTATAAGGGACATATGGGACACGAACATACAAGCAAAGTTCTTGAATGGGCTTATAGGTTAGTAGATGGAGACATGATTCCATACTCAGCATTATATGGGTGTGTGTATTGTGATGCTACATCAACTGAGCCTTTCCCTGACGAGAACAATATCTTTATAGACCACACCAAGTGTGGACCTGATTGCTTTGGCTGTAAAGCCAGAGGACTTCAGATGAATACTGGCGATGCTAACAGTCAGCGAAACGCTCCACGTAAGCGATTCGAAAGCGAACTATCTGCATACGCTAACGCTAAGGCCCAGGGCATACAGCCTGGTGGTACATCGATGGAAAAGATTCGTGAGCAGAAGCGGCCTCCGAAGTATTGAATAAGCCTTACAACGCTAATTCAATGCCTGATGCAAAGCATGTAAACAAATCAACCGCAGCGGTAATGAAAGAGATAGGACAAGCATAATGATGAAGAACAAGGCTTATAAGATGGGCGAAAAGATGGAGTCCAAGGCTGAGAAGATGATGGAAATGAAGATGGGCAAGAAGAAGATGGCTAAGAAGACAGCCAAGAAGTCCATGAAGAAGATGGGTAAGAAGAAGTAATGCCAGTCCGTAAACCAGGCAAGTGCCGCAAGTGCGGCAAGTCAGATAAGGCGTGTAAGTGCTAATGGCAAATCCAAAACCAAAGACTACTCCTAGCCCACAGGCTACCAAGAAGTCTCAAGTTGTTGTAACCACTGGTCGTGGTACAACTATCAAGATGGGTGACCTGGGAAAGAAATCTCCCACACCTACAGCAAAGCCTCGCATTGGTGTAATCAAGGAATGGTCTCCATCTGGTTATGATGCAATGCTAAAGAAGTGGCTTAAGGATAACAAGAACCGATGAAGAATAAAGTTGAGAAAGTAATGGGAGAGTTTAAGCGGGGAACACTACACTCTGGTAAGGGTGGTAAGGTTGTTAGAAACCCTAAGCAGGCTGTTGCAATTGCTCTCTCTGAGGCAGGCAAGTCAAAAGCAAAGAAGACTATTAAGAAGGCGAAGAAAAAATAATGGACCCAAGACTAAAGCGAGCAGGAGTAGCAGGCTTTAACAAGCCTAAGCGTACACCAAGTCACCCAAAGAAGTCACACGTTGTTGTGGCTAAAGAAGGAAACAAGGTCAAGACTATTCGCTTTGGTCAGCAGGGCGTTACTGGAGATAAGAAGCCAACAGCACGTCAGGCTTCCTTCAAGGCTCGTCATGCTAAAAACATCGCTAAGGGTAAGATGAGTGCCGCGTATTGGGCAGATAAGGTGAAGTGGTAATGGCAACAGGAGTAGCAGGTAGCACATTTGCTGACGAGTTAAATCGTCTTGCAAATGGCGGAACATATCCCACACCAGATGCATACCAATCTGAGCAAGGTGCAGCAAATAACTATGCTGACACTAGCGGCTTAGGTATTATAGCAGCATTAAATATTAAAGCCGACACAAACCGTCAGCCTAATAATTACAAGATGATGAACGCTATCTGTAATGAATTAGCAGGAACTACTGGACTATCAGCCGTTGTTGCATTAAGGAGCATAGACCTATGACAACTTTAGCACAGATGATTGATGAAGTCCTTATCAACCTTTCAGGTTATACATACCAACAGGACCGTTCAACATATCTTAAGACTGCAGTCACTACACTCACATCACCAAGTTCAGCACCTACAATCCTATCTCTAGGAGATACAAGCAACGTAGGTAAGGGTATCCTTGAGATTGATGAAGAGTTGATGTGGGTTGACTCATTTGACCGCGTATCTAATACAGCAACCGTCTCACCATATGGACGTGGCTACTTAGGAACACCAGCAACTACACATGCTGCTGATGCAAAGGTAACTATCTCACCTATCTTCCCACGCTACGTAGTTAAAAAGGCAATCAACGATACTATCCGAGCAATGGGTGCAAGCCTGTTGTCTATCAAACAGACTACCTTCCCATTTAATGCAGCAATTAATACATATGAATTTGAAAACCTAGGCATTGAGAATATCCTTACTATGTCATGGCAGGATACAGGTCCTTCTAAGGAATGGATTCGTATCAAGCGTTGGGACTTCGACCCATTCGCAGATGTAGACACTTGGGGTTCGGGCTCACAAACAGTTACTATCTACGACTGGATTACTCCAGGACGTACAGTAAAGGTTATGTATGCAACACCACCAACACCATTTGTAAACAATACAGATGTATTTACAGACACTACTGGATTCTCTGAATCAGCCCGTGACATTGTAATTCTTGGTGCATCATACAGATTATTGGCTTACCTTGACCCTGCACGTGCGGGTCAAATCAGCCCACAGGCGGACGAAACAGATGGCAAGCGCCCATACGGTGCAAGTGCATCAGCAACAAAACAACTCTTTGCTCTTTACTCACAACGTTTGAACGAAGAAGTGTCAGCAATGCAAGGTCAATACCCGCCACGAATTCATTATACTCGATAGGAATATAAATGACAACACGCAATTACTCCTCTCGCTCCCAGCAAACAACGCTGACAAGCGCAATCACCGCTGGTGCAACGTCAATGTTCGTCGTTTCAGGTTCAGCGCTCATGGGTGGTGTAACCATCCCTGCTGGCACAACCTTTACTATCGTACTAGACCCAGATACAGCACTTGAAGAAATTGTAGATGCCACGGCGGTATCCACCAATACCTTTACAATAACACGTGGTATCGATGGCTCATCTGCTCAGGCTCACTCTGCTGGAGCAGTTGTTCGTCACATGGCTATCGGTCGTGACTACCGCGAAGCAAATACCCATATCGAGGCTTCTACAGGCGTACACGGTATCTCTAACTCATCTTCTGTAGTTGGAACAACAGATACACAGACACTTACCAACAAGACTCTTACATCCCCAATCCTTAACACACCTACAATTACAAACCTCACACTTGGTGATGGAAACCTTGTATTTGAGGGTGCTACCCCAGATGCCTTCGAAACTACACTTACTGTCACAGACCCTACTGCTGACCGTACTGTAACTATTCCTGATGCAACAACTACTCTAGTTGGCACAGATACTACTCAGACTCTTACTAATAAGACACTGACAAGTCCAACACTTGTTACTCCAGCACTTGGAACACCAGTATCTGGTACTCTTACAAATGCAACTGGACTTCCAGTATCAACTGGTATCTCTGGTCTTGGAACTGGTGTAGCCACATTCCTTGGAACTCCATCGAGTGCAAACCTTCGCTCTGCTCTTACAGATGAGACAGGTACAGGCTCAGCAGTATTTGCTACAAGTCCTACTCTGGTAACTCCAGTTTTAGGTGCTGCAACAGCAACAACTATTAACGGGACTGATATTCCTGCTAGTGCAACTCTTATTAAGACTAGCGATACTGGCACAGTAACAAGCACAATGATTGCCGATGCAACTATTGTAGATGCAGATATTTCTGCAACTGCTGCTATTACTAAGACAAAGTTGAACCTTGGTGGAACAATTACATCTGCTGACTTGGTAGATGGAACTATTGTTAATGCTGACATCAACGCATCTGCAGCCATTGCACTTAGCAAGTTGGCAGTAGACCCACTGGCTCGCGCTAATCACACTGGCACACAGGCAGCATCTACTATCTCAGATTTTGATACACAGGTTCGTACATCTCGTTTAGACCAGATGGCAGCACCTACTAATGCTGTCTCTCTTAACAGCCAAAAGATTACAAACCTTGCTACACCGACTGACAGCGGTGACGCTGTATCTCTTGGTTATATCAATGGTCAACTTGGTACTGCAAATGGTATTGCTCCACTTGATGGTTCAGGCAAAGTACCTATCGACCATCTACCTGCACTTGCTATCTCAGAAACATTTGTAGTTAATTCTCAGGCTAATATGCTTGCATTAACTGCACAGACTGGTGACGTAGCAGTTCGTACAGATGTCAATAAGTCTTTCATTCTTACAGCGACACCTGCTTCTACTCTTGCTAACTGGCAGGAACTTCTTACACCAACAGATGCAGTTCTATCTGTTGATGGACTAACTGGAGCGGTAGTTCTTTCAGGAACATACTTAAATCGTACAACTGGTCAACTACTTGGCAACCTAGATGCCAATACCAACAAGGTAACTGGACTAGGAACACCTACAAGTGATACAGATGCTGCTACTAAGGTATACGTAGATGTTGTTGCAGGTTCTGCTACCGCTGCTGCAGCAAGTGCTGCCGCTGCTGCCGCATCATACGACTCATTCGATGACCGTTACTTAGGTGCTAAGTCAACTCCACCTACAGTAGACAATGATGGAAACCCACTAGTTACAGGTGCTATCTACTGGAACTCAGTAACCAATCAGATGTTTGCTTGGACAGGTTCTGCATGGGGTTCAATCTCATCTACTGCAGATATCTACCGATACCGCTACACAGCAGCAGGCGGAGAGACAACAGAGTCTGGTCCAGATGATAACGGACTAACGCTTGCTTACATTCCAGGTAAGGAGCAGGTATACCTTAACGGTGTTCTTCTTGCTCGTACATCTGATTACAATGCTACAAACGGTACAAGCATCACAGGACTAGCAGCACTAACTGCTGGAGATATCCTAGAGATTATTACCTTCACAGCATTTGAAATGGCAGATGCAATTGCTCGTTCACTCTTTGACGCAAAGGGTGACATTCTAGTTGCCACTAGCGCAGATACACCAGGTAAATTAACCGCTGGTGCAAATGGTTTATATTTACGAACAAACTCATCTACAGCAACTGGTCTTGAATGGGCTGTTGTAGATACATCAGCAATTGATAACAACTATATCCTTGCGCTAATGGGCGCAATCTAAGAAAGGTAGTAACTAATGGCTACAACATCTAAGGCGCTGTTCCGTGGAGCAGCAACAACAACTACAACAACAACTCTATATACAGTACCATCCGCTACAACAACAGTAGTAAGCAACATTGTTGTATC